TTCGATTCCCCTATGGACTATTTACGATTTTACGTATTTTCCACGGTTTTACGTGGTATACAAAGACGTTTTACACCGTTTTAAACCAGTATAAATTGTTTCATAATGGGATTTTAATGGGATGATATTCTTGATGCTGTAATGATTATGTAAAAAAGGTTCATTTTTTCGAGTTTATAAAAATTTTATAATTTCGAAAAAGAGTATCTTTTTTTTATGCATAAAATTCCCAACTTGGGCATATAATTGAGAAATAGTGGAAAAACACATGAAAGGGGGATTACCATGCCAAGAGGTCAAAGAAGAAGTAAGAAAGAAAAATTAATAGACAAGCTTAATGAAGTTAGAGAATCCATTAAGCAATATGAGTCTGCAATCATGACATTAAGAGAAAATGAATCAGAGATCATAGACGAACTTGAAAGAGAAGAATTAAATGAATTATTAGAAACTATGAGAAAAATGAATTTAACCACAGAAGATATTGTTAATTTGATTGAAGAAAAATATTCTGAGGATTCAGAACAAACAGCGTAAAAAATAGGGACAAGTTCGAATATGAAACTTGTCCCCTACTTCTAAAAACGTTATGTGCCAAAGTGGTTCCTTTTTAAAATGCATACTAATTATATAATCCAGGACTGGTTGACAACGGCATCATTAACCAGTATCCATTTGGATAGTCATTAACTTTCGAATTAACGAATTCATGAACCTCCATAAAAGAGCCACAGTTTTCGTCCTCAAACAATCTGACACCGAACGGATTTGTAATATCAATGCAGATTACTTTATAAGGGGTTTTGTCGTCGTGTTGCAAGGAGTGGTATAACTCTGGAAAAATATCTCCCATTTCTTTTTCACTTCCAGTTCTCATCATAAGTTCATCCTCCATTATGGTTTAAAAATATCCCAAACATCTACATCTAGAGCTTTGGATAGCTTATAAGCAGTATCAATACTAGGGTTTGTTATTTCTCTGTTTTCAAGTTTTGAAATTAATGATCTGCTTACGCCAGATTTGATAGCCAACATTTCCTGTGACCAAGACCTTATCCAACGCAATTGCTGTAGATTATTTGTCATTACGCACACCTCTTTTTCTTAGCATGTGCAATTTTCATGTGAATGAAACATTTATTTCATCTACAGGTATAATATCATATTAATTTGGTATTATGAGAAACACTTTTTCGAAAATGGTATTGAAATTAAGGATGAAATTTGATACAATATATAATTAAAAGATATTAGTGATAATTGGTGACGGCTTTTTCTTAACTTTGAGGTGAGAATAATTGGCGAATGAAAAACTGCGTGTAGCAATCTATATTCGTGTGAGCACACTGGATCAAGCTAGGGAGGGATATTCCTTAGCGGCTCAAGAGAAGACGCTGCGAGACTACTGCAAGGCGTATCATTATGAAATATATGATCTGTATGCTGACGAAGGATATTCGGGAAAGGATATCAAGCATCGTGACGGAATGCTGCGCCTTTTAGCAGACGCACAGGAACGAAAATTTGATATTATTCTCGTCTGGAAGCTTACTCGGTTCTCACGCCGATTATCAGATCTTACAAAAATATGCGAAGATCTGGAGGCTAACGGGATCTATCTTGTAAGTTACGCAGAGGCGTTTGATAGCAAGACACCGGCTGGACGAATGCTCCGTGGAGTACTAGGTACAGTTGCCCAATTCGAAAGAGAAGTGATTTCTGAAAACGTCTCTCTCGGCATGGCAGAACGGGCGCGACAAGGAAAACCCACATGCTCGTCCGTTCTGGGATATGATAAATCTGACAAGGACACTTATATTGTGAACCACCCACGACCCTTTAGGGTCGGGGCTTCTAAAGCCGGTTCACCAGACTAAGCTACAGAAATGATAGCTACGTTGATTTACTCATGACACCCTCGGTTGACGCATCAGACCGTCGCTCTGTCGTGTATATTTAAGTAGAGTTGAAGGGTAAGACTCGGTGATATACACATGCAAGGTATTTCAACATTGTCGAGATGAAGACGGAAAGACCGCACGGTAACAGTGCGGAGGAGTACGCATAACCTACAGAAATGGAGGCGCACAACATGAATGTGTATGTGCTAAACACAAAGAAAAAGCCACTAATGCCATGTAGCCCGTGTAAGGCAAAGCACTTATTAAAAAAGGGCAAGGCAAAAGTAATTTGTAAAACACCATTTACAATTCAATTAATAGAATTTGATGGTGGAACCACACAGCCATTAACTCACGGCGTAGACACAGGATCATCTATTATAGGAAGCGCTGTAGTTGATGAAGATGGTGGAGTCGTCTACCTATCAGAAATAGAAGTCAGAAACGATATTTCAGACAAAATGAAACAACGCGCAAAATATCGTAGGAACAGACGGAATAGAAAAACACGATACCGGAAAGCTCGTTGGTTGAATCGGAAGAACAGCATTAGAGGAGATAGATTCTCACCAACTATGACGAGCAAAATCAATTCTCACTCAAAAGAAATAAAATTTGTCAAATCCATTCTGCCAATCACAAAGCTAATATTAGAGACTGGCACATTCGATCCGCATGCCTTAAAAAATCCAAATGTGTTACATAATAAATGGCTATACCAAAAAGGAATCAATTACGGGTTCTCTAATACAAAAGCATACGTATTAAGCAGGGACAACTATACTTGCCAGCATTGCCGGGGTAAAAGCAAGGACAGCAAATTAGAGGTTCATCACATTATATTTAGAAGCGACAATGGATCTGACGGAGAAAGTAATTTGGTTACGCTTTGTAAAACTTGTCATGACAAATTACACAAAGGAGAAATGGTATTAAAAGGCGGTAAACATAAAAGTCAACTAAAACACGCTACGCAGATGAATAGTATTAGAATACAGCTACTTAGACGATTGGAGTGTGAAGAAACATTTGGCTTTATCACAAAAGAACACCGGCAGATTATGGTATTGCCAAAAGAACATTGCATGGATGCTGTGGTGATTGCAAGTCTGGGAAACATTCAAAATAACGGTCTGGCGAGCGTTGATTTTAAAACAGACTCCATTCTATATAAGAAATGCATATCTGACGGTGATTACCAACAGTCTAAAGGCATTCGTAGTGAACAAAGAATACCAACAGGTAAGATTTACGGATTCAGGAAGTTTGACAAGGTTGAGTATCTTGGGAAAGAATATTTTATCAAAGGCAGAATGTCAACAGGGTATGCTATATTGATGGACATTCATGGGAATGCACAGAAAATGAAGCCAATTCCCAAGTTCAGCAAGATGGAACGCATTGGAGCGAGGAATCCTTGGATTGTACAAGAAAAAACCATTCAAAATATTGCTTGATGGAATAAAAAGAATGGGGGTGGGCAATTCATCCGCTACCCTAAAGGGATAGCGGTTTTCTTGCCAGATTTTGATAAATACAACAGCGTACAGAAGATCCTTAAAAAACAGGGCAAGTATACAGGACGTGACCGCAAAACACAAATTTTATTACTACCTTGATAATTGACAACGATATGAATAAATGTTATATTATTATTGAAGATTCACCAATCCACGCCAAAGTAGTGTTCCCCGCATTCGCGGGGGTGATCCTCGTTAGCAAGAGATCCAAGCCAGTTTTAACTGGGTGTTCCCCGCATTTGCGGGGTCGGTGTGGATTGGTGAATTATTTGTTATAATCAAAAAGAACACGGCTAGAAGTGATTGTGTTCTTTTTGATTTATCTAAATTAACTCTTAGGCTTATATTCCGGACTGTTCAAAAAGCCCTCAAGTACCTCCACTCTGGACATACCGGCACTTAGCTGGTTGAGCCAGTGTTCTTTACCTATCGCGTCCGGTTCTCTATGTAACAGATAAGTATACAATTCTCTCACGTAGCGTTCTCTTCCTTCCTGGCTATCAATAACCGCATGCACTACACTCTCCCAAGAACCGCCCCCTGCGAGCAGGGCAGACCATGAAGCAAGTCCGCTTGCATCCGGTAAGCGCCCCAGCTGGGTTGCATATAGTTCGGCGATCTTGTCCGTCCACTCATTGTGATCGGAAGCATCTGCGGGTACAGCACGTCGTACACAGATCAGCCCCCGATTGCCAATTGGAGCCGCTACTGTATCGGACTGACGTGTGCGACAATAGTCCATCATCGTCTTACGTGTAGGCCCGATACCAGACCCGTGTCCACTGATCTGCCCGTTCCCAACGTACATTTCAACATGGCCGACATATCCGCTTGCCTTGCGGCTCGCATCCCGTCCTCTAAAATACAGCACATCGCCGGGCAGTAATTTTGATTCGTCGGGGATACCATTTTTTATGCCAGCTTCGATTGTAGTCAATTTACTGGACTGAATCTGTGCTTCTGTATTGCTGCCGATGCTGATACCGAGAATCTCTTTATGCGCCCATTGTGTGAGAGAAGAGCAATCACTGTATCCAGTTGCTACTTGATCGCGTTTATCTCCCTGTGTATAAGTATTTTTACCTTCTCTGCTAATCAGTTTTTTTACTATTGCTTGTCTTTTTTCTGTTGCTGTCATACTTTATTCCTCCTTTGTGTCCAATTCAGGCAGTCCTGCAAGAGATGTCAGCAGGGATATTCCACCCGCTAAGATCGACGCGGACAATACTTGTACCCAGTTAACATCCGTCAAAAATACCGCCGTACCAAGTAACGCTACTGCTGTCTGCGCCACTGTCTTGACTGCTCTCACCCCTGCTGCTTCCCACCATTTTAATGACTTTAAATTTTCCATTTTAAATTCTCCTTTTCTTTTATTCAAAATAAAATAACCCCCTCAATATTGAGAGAGTTAAAATTATTGTTGGCTTGGTTTTTAGTAACTGAAAACTTTATTGACCGACAACATCATTTTCAGATTGTTCTAACATGGATTCGCATTCTTCTTTTGTAACCTCTTCCCAATTATCAGGGGATGTTTCACTTCCCGAATATATAAGTTGTGAATGTGATTCCCCATTGTATAAGTATATGTCTGGATTTGTTGATATCAATATTCTTTGTCCATTTCCCAATGTGTACATTTGTTTATACATTCATTTTTCTCCTATGCCAGTGTAATACCTTTTGCTGTGGCTTCAGCTATTATTTCTTCCGATAGTTTTGCCAAATTAGTAGGGCCTATCGTCAAAGTGAGTGAAGTCTTTCCCTTCATATCCGCATAATTGTGTATTATATTTTCCAATGATGTTATTGACAAATTGATACAGTTCGTCACGTCAAAGGGTAATGAAATCGAGAATCCTGCCTGAACCGTTACGCTTATGAGTGAATAACAATTTTGGAATACACTAGATCCAATACTAGTTATTCCACTAGGTAATGAGAGACTCGTAAGTGAAAAACAGCCAGAAAATACTATATTTCCAATACTAGTTAGCTTATCAGGTAACGTTATACTTATAAGTGAAGAACAATTCTGAAATGCACTAGATCCAATGCTAGTTATTCCACTAGGTAATAAGATATTCGCAAGTGAAGAACAACCGTAGAATGCATTAGTGCTAATGCTAGTTACTTCATTAGGTAATGAGATACTCATAAGTGAAGAACATCCGTAGAATGTACTAGTTCCAATGCTAGTTATTCCATTGGGTAATACTATGTTTACAAGTGAAGAACAACCAGAAAACGCAGAGGAACTTATTGTAGTTATTCCATTGGGTAATACTATGTTTACAAGTGAAGAACAACCGTAGAATGCATTAGTGCTAATGCTAGTTACTCCACCAGGTAATACTATACTTTTGAGGGAATAACAATTTTGGAATGAATTAGTTATTACCGCACCTGTAAAAGTAGTACTTTCTGTTATATGTATAGCTTGGATTAGTTTATTATTATATGCTGATGAGGATGAACCAGAAAACGTCATGCTCGTTAAATTACAATCGCCTAAATAAACATAAATACTGTCTATTCCATCATACAAAAACGCTCTATGACTTATAGACACATTCTTATCGCTGCTTTTGCATACTACAACTGCACGGGTCATATATCCATCTGCACACGGTTTATCTTTAGTTCTATCCCATGTATGGGTGACAACTGATGTAGTGTCGTAATATGTACCGTCCGATAAATAAAATTGATAACCAGAAGGAAGCGCAATCATATGATTGCTATCGGTTACAACAAACCCGTATCGTACATTTTCCAAAGGATCATCAAGCCACGGCACAATACCTGTATTTACATAGGATTCAATATCCCACCAGTCTGAATGTGGCTGCCACTCAACTACTTCTTTACTTGTACCTTTACTAGTATACTTTTTGTATTCACTCGTTGGTGTTCCATCGGGTATATTTGCGGATTCTTTTATACCATCAAGATCATTTATTGCTTGTGTGATATTTTCCGATAATGTAGCCATCAAATTTTCCCCGTCAATCTTGCAGATAATGTTTCATTAAGGGTTCCTATAGTATTTTGCAATACTGTTATAGATGCTTCATTTTTATCAATACGCCCTACATCTTTTGAATCAAATGATTCTCCTTTGGGGCCTTGCACCCCAGTTTCACCCCGTTCGCCCTGTTCCCCTTGATCACCTTTTAAAATCCCTGCATCTATATCCTCTCGAATATCTTGAACGAGTTTCTCTGTATCAGACATGATAGTAAGTATTTGATTGTAAACATCGGGAGAGGGTTCGGAAGCAGAGTCCGCACCCTTTACTCCCTGCAAAATACTATCCCATACTTTGCCATATACGGTTGGTCACACAAGTGCGCCTGTGGCATCCGTACCATATACACCGACCTTTAATGCTTTTCCAACGTTTTCATGCCCTAATACTTCCCAAGGAACGTCACAAATGCCAGTATTGCCTAGGAGTACCTCTTTACGTATTGTCCCCGCTTCAAAAACGGCTTTCCGGGATAACCCGTCCCATGTCGAATCAAATTCAAATAAAGCTTTATATATGCCAATAGACCCCGATACTATTGCTTCTTTCTTCGTTACCTTTAGCGCCGATTCGTTAATCTCGATTTTTATCATAGGGCAGACCTCCTTTTTACGCGAGCAGCAAAATAGCACCTACGATACTACCAATAACGGCAGTCGAAAGTGCTGTAATAATTGCTGTTTTGATTTGTGATAACCGCGCTATAGGCTCTTTTTCTAAGGCTTCCAGCCTACGTCCTTGTTCTTTTTGCTCCTCTATCATGTGTTGCATGTTAAGAGCTAATTCCTTCACAGAGATAGCAAGATCGTGTATGACGCCCTGTTCTCTTTCTACGCGATCAAGCCGATGTTTGATCGATCCGATTTCCTTGCTATACTCTGCTAGTTTTACTGCAATTTCTTCGTTTGTCATAAGTCCATCCTCGTTTCTGTTTTTCTGCACAAAAATAAGACCATAATGGTCTCGCTCGAATTTTCATATCTCCCCCCTTATTATGCAAACACTGAATTATGATTCCACCATAAACTCAATTGCGTCCCATTCTGAACTGGTAAATGACAGATCCTCGATTAATTCATAGGGGATTGTATTGATTTCAATTTCAGATTTTTGTGAATGCAATTCTAGCATTCTCCCTTGGAATTCCTGCACAAACTCAGGTTTTACCATTCTTTGAGATTTTCCATCTTCGGATTCAACCAGTTTAGATCTATCATCGCCAGAATATTCATTAAGGATTTCTTTTTCGCAATCAGAATAAACATTCATTAGATTGCTTAGTATATTTTTATTTAACTTTAAATTCCAGAGTAGGTTGCAAGGAAACTTAATATCACTTTTCCCTAATTTTGAAATACTGTCGGTAATGTGAAGCAACTCAGCGTTTGTAATCTCTTTTCTCATACTTTACTCTCCTTGAAATTAAATTATTTTTTATATTTATTAAATTTTGATACTACAAATTCCATAAAGTCATTGGGATCAATATTTTGGGATTTTAGGAAATTTTCGACGCTCCGTAAAATTTCTGTTTCTTTATGAAGTTTCTGGACGGTTGTAATAATAGGGGATATAAATTCCTCATATCGTAATCCATAGCCATATACTGTATTACCTTTCTCATCCAATACTTCATTCCCATCTTCATCACATTTTGCGAATTTAATAAATCCTGCGAAGTCCTTACTGTCAATCCCCATTGATTCCATCAAAACTTCGACATCCTGTGCGATCAGACCAGCATGTTTACGTCCAGATTCACCCTCGTTGAGCCTATAAGTGACTGGTTCAAGACTATTAATAAAATTAGACCAAAGGTCTGTATCCAGTGCTTTAATTGTGTTTTTTTCATTGCGGTCGGATGTGTTGATGGTGCCGGTATTAGAATAAACTGTACCCCACCTATAATTTGGAGAACCTAATGTCACATTGCCGCTTACCCTTGGACCGAATCCCCACATACTATCTCTAACTCCTAGAAATACCTGGTAATCATTTTCACTCGACGCACCAAAATAGAGTTGCTGATTAGCGGAAGTTGTAATTCTTGCGCCCGAACTCCAAAAAATAGTTTTACCAAGAGTCATTGTGAAATCCCCTGTCAAGGTTCCCCCAGTAAGAGGAAGACAGCCGTTTACTGTACATACGCCTGTGGAAAAATTTACCGACAGCGGCCTGAATGAATTAAAACTTCCATATTGATCGCCTGCATTAGTAAGTAATAAAAAGAGTCCATTTCCGTCATTTCTCCAAAAGGCGCCATAATTCCCATTTATAAGACGATATGAATTAGCGGCTTCTGCTTGAATTTCACCTGTTGTAGAACTCCAAAACCCCTTTGTTGTACCACTATCATCGTAAAAACTTAGCCCGAAACGACTTAATGTTGCTCGATTAACACCGTTTGAGTTGTTAAAACATAACTCATCTTTGTCATAATAGGATAGACGAATCGCGGACTCAGCGGACTCATTGATAAAGTACAACTGATCTCTGGAAAATGATGATAGGGTAGTGCCGTTTGCATCGTTAAAAGAGACGCTATCTAGTCCATACGATGCTCGAACAATAGTACCGGCATTATCAAGCATCATCAGACACCCAGAGGTGAGCGTAGTCTTATCCCCTGCATTATCGTCCCACAACATGTCTTCATAAGGCGTAAAGAGATGATGATAATTATTACAATTTAAACGCACCATATCATAGTACTTATCACTGGTATCAATAAGGATTTTACCGCCCTTCAAAGTAAAATTAGTAGCCGTGACTGCTCCGGTGATTGTACCAGCACTAATTTTGTCTGCCTCTATGCTTGTTATTTTTGCGCTTGTTATAGCGGCGTCCTTAATATTTGCAGTTGTGATCACGGCGTCGTCAATTATGGTCTGCCCGGTGATGTGCACCTTTTCACCTGCGATAAGGACTCCCTCAGTGCTGAGATTAATCTGACTAATTATGTCATTTTTCCCTACCCTAAGATCGATATCCCCTGCCAGTTGTGTGATCTGGGATTGAGTTGCCATGTCTTCGGGAGCGGGTTGCCAACTACTAGCTGTTGTGGCATGTTCTGCCATAAAGTTCTTCCACGTAATTGAGCCGCCAGTTATGTAGTCGGCTCGCAACATGATCTCCCAATAATTGTTAGTGAGATGGTAGGTAGTTAGTTCGAAAGAGTACTCTACATGTATTGTCCCACTGGTGCCAGAGACGGGCAAGGTAGCGTCCTGCATCACATAGAAAGGATTGGAATAGGCTCCGGGGAAAGAACCGCTCCCCATTCTGATACATCTCCGCTGCCCTGGATATTTAGAAAAGCGCCAGCATTAGTCCATGTTAACTCGTTGTAGTCGATATCACAAGACACTGTTATAGTGGCTCCAACTTTCCATGACTTATCTATTAAAACCTTGATTCTATCGGCAAGCGGAGTGGTATGGTTAGTTCCCCCTGTAAATCCAGATAAAACCCTACTTGTGCTCGTCCCCAACGCATAGTTGCGTCCACCGATGGTTAAATCATCTAGGTTTGTCTGCACTTGACTTACTGTGGTAATTATACCATTTGCCGTTTCTTGTACTTTATATATATTAGCATACAGAGAACTCCCAGATGTATCGGAGGCACTTCCAATAGTTGTTCCGATATCAGTGATTACAGTTGTTATTCCACCTATATCTTGTTCAACAGATGTAACACGATCTCGAATGTTTTTACCGATTGTACCGTCATAATTGTCAATTGTAGTAGTGATATCTGATTGCCATACTTTGTCAGTAATAGACTTTTCATTGGCATTGACCTTCGAGGACACCCCAGAAATTGTATCCGTAACCGTTGTGATTTGGAACTGGATATCTTCAGGAGCGGGTTGCCAACTACTGGCTGTTGTAGCACACTCCACCATGAGATTTTCCCATGTAATTGAACCGCCAGTTATATAATCAGTACGAATAGATACGGTACAGAACTCATTGCTAAGGTGGTCAGCGGTTAACGAAAAGGAATGTTCTACGTGTATTGTACCACTTGTGCCAGATTCAGGTTTTATGAAATACCTTCCGGCATTCCAGTCACCTATGCTTGCCCCCCATTGTATCCAGCAAATGTTGCGTGTATCAGTCCACATTAACTCTGTGTAACTGACATCGCAAGACATCGTGATTTTGTCTCCAACCTTCCATGATTTGTCTATTAGAACCTTATACGTATCAGTGCAGTAATTGGTTGATCCACTAAATCCAGTTAGCGTTTTAGGAACACCCGTCCCCAACGCATAGTTGCGTCCACCAATTACAATATTATCGACGTCTACAAGAACAACAACAATTTTGCTGTCTAATGCCATAGTGGTTCCACCAGCGGCATACATGGTACACTTGACGGTAGTTACGTTGGAACTCGACGGAGTATATAAGATAGACGTTACATTTGAGGACGATGTTGACCTTGTTGTCCACGTAGCACCACCATCGGTAGACTCCTGAACAATAAATCTTCCGGCATAAGAGGTTTTAGACTCACTGGTTCCATCCCGATAGTATGAACTAAATGTTACCGTAGATGGGGATAATATACTGTCTGCCCCTTTTTTGATTACCAAAGTTTCAGCATCTAAAAAATATGTCCGAGCAGTCGCACCCGTTGAACTAGCAGAATAACTAATGGTTTTAGCAATTGTAGAAGAAACGCCTCCAATAGTGATGGTTAAATTAATAGTTCCAGAATCTAAAATCACCGCCGACGTAGATGTCTTAAAAGTCACAGTACCCGCAGTAGATTGTGCAAGAGTTAACCCCGCAGGATTAGATGGGAGAGTAACCTTAAATTCCCCTGTTGTTGGTGTTCCAGTTGTTGCGGTAAGTTTAGAAATACCGTTATATACGGAAACCACGCAATTGTAAGTAGTTTCGCTTAAAGGTTTTAAATCGGATGTTGTGCCAATAGATTGAGAATCCTTTGATAAAACGATTGTATATGCATCTAGACCATCATTTCCTTTTATTAAGCTGAATGTATAATCAGAAGGGTTTGTGCTTTCTACCTGATCGGTTTTGTTATATGCGACGCCCATATACTTCTGATCATTATAATCATTAGATAGGTTAGTCCCCTGATCATCGTCCGCATACACAATCCAAGTATAAAGAGAACCAGCTGATATACCGGGTTCCCCGTCAGAAATGCGAACTATATTTATTTCCTGTTCATAGATCACTTAATACTTTGACCTCCTCTCATAGTTTGTTTCTTCGTCAGTAGCATATATTAGATATCCACCTGACATTTTATCCGACTTTTGGAAATGAATCCTGATAGCGGAATAGTAACGGATTGTGTCGTTCCGATAGTATCCCAAATTGTATTATCGTCGGATAGTTGCAAAAATTTATATGAATTTGGCGTTATCTCTTGTGTCCCCTTATAGACTTTACAAGTAATCACGGTTGAATTAACCCCAGAATCGGTTTTGAATAACTGCCCTTCACTAGATGACAACGCAATGGTAATTCCAGAAGATGCAGATATTTTATAAATGGTATATATATCATAAACTGTTCCAGCACTATTTTGGCACTTGACCATAATCGATTTTTTGCCATCTAAACACGAACTTGGAATCGTAAAGGATAATTTATCAGAAGAAACAAAAGTGGTGTTTTTTACTCCGTCAATATACCACGAGTCAACGCTTGCATTATTCAAGCATTTTGCTGTAATAGTTATGGCAGTTGGGGCAACTACTCCATCTTGTTCGATAAACACCTGATTATCTGCATAGAGTTCAATAATGTCTGCCATCGAAGCTATTTCTTTTATTTTGGCTTCCGTGGAAGTTTTAAACTCATCATATTGTACCCCCCACAAGCCATCTTCGCCATTATAAACTTGCGTGATATCAACCCCCCCAAATTTATTCGCTTCTATTATCGGGAACCCTAATTTATTTTTATCTATTGTTCCAGACTCAATCATATCATTTATGATTAAACCATCAGGAATAGCATTTTTGGTAATGCCATTTTCGTCAAAAAGGGTAGTAGTACCATCTTCTCCACGAATAATGAAATTAAAATTCCCCGACGCATCTTGTCCAATTTGGACACGAACTACCCCTTTACTGTCAAAAAACTGTTGCGTCCCATTCATAAAAGATATAGCAGGATCTCCAGTTTTTGTTGAAATAATATTTATAGTCTGACCACTCATAGTATGAGCATTTAAATCAGCTACGCTAATTCTTGATGCAATAAGGTTTTTAATAAAAGCATCAGTCATTTTTGTATTATCTACTGTTAAATTGATAAATTGGGCATTCCCCGCACCGATAGTGCCGGATAGCAACGTCTCTATATTACCAATGGTTGCATTTAATTCTTTAAAAACTCCCTTATCAGACACCAATAATGAGGATTCAAGATATTTAATGAATGCGTTGTCTGCTTCTAACACGTCTATTTTGGCTAATTTGGCCTTTAATTCATCAAGAGATATATTACCATCAATTAGTCCTGAAAGTGAATCTAAGAGCCTCTGAGTGTCTTGTACACTTAACCCGTTTGGGAAGATAGAATTACCGCCACCGAGATAACCTTGGATGACCGAAAGTGCTACGGATGCTGATATGGATTGGATTGTTGATGTGTTGTTTTGAGTAATTGAATTTTTACTAACTGATCCAGATTTATTTTCGAAGAAAAATCTATAGTCATCTGCTTTTCCATATGCAGTACATGCTAAGTTAGAAAATGATAGTGAGAGAGAGGTGTTGTCCATGTTGACCAGCTCGACGGTAAATGAGATAATCCTCTGCTTAATAATATTGCTGTAGTTACTATCTCCAAGATCAAGATATATAAAATCACCTATTTCCAGTGTATCGGCTTGTCTCTTAAATGATTCAATTCTAAATAGGTTTTCGGCTTCGGTAGTGACCGTGAATTGTGGGCGTGATCTATACTCCAATTCTTTTTTTGCGGATTCATACAAATCCCAAGAATAATCAATTACGTCCTCAATAATCCCTACATCTTGAACTTCAATGGAACTATCCGTAAAATCAGTGTCTATATAGAGGGAATGAATATCTTCCAGTTCCTTTTGTGAAAATCCAAATTGATCATTTTCAATAGAGACGGAAGACTTGATTTTGGACAAATTATCTTCAATCAGCTTTAATTTTTCTGTGAGGGTATTCTTTTTATCATACAGAGAGGTAAGCTTTAGTTCTATCTGGGTTACATATTTGATGTATTCTAAATATTGATTATACTGCAGATTATGAGCGGCTTCGGATGTAGAACTTCCAGATGTCCACGGAACGTTATACCCCAAATTCTTATGCATCTTGATAACATCTTCATAGGCTAATTTCTTTGATTCTAATTCTATAATCCCATATAATTCCCAATTGGTGTTATAATCAACAGTAGACGCAACTTCCCCCGTGTTTTTAGCATGGATATATGCCTCAATATCTGGAATGATAATATCCTTAATACACAAATATGTTTGGTACTTATTTGCCCCTTCAACATTCTGTTCTGTTTTTTCCAAATAACTGAGTATTGCCTTGAAATTGTTGAGTTCTGTATTCAGTTCCTCTACGGAATATCTCCCCCATGCAATCTTTACCTCATCAATTGGAACCCTATTTTCAATTTCTGAAATCTCGCTGCTGATTAAGCTATAGTCTTTATATAGGTTCGCATATTCTTCCCGCTTACTTTCTCTGACGCTGACAAACTGATTATATTTATCAATTACCTCTTGCTTAAAATATGGTTCCTTCATAAAATACGAAAGATCGTCGATATAATCAGACCCAAAATTAACATACATTATGCTTGTTTGCTCGTTTCCACCAGCAACTCTAAAGCGGGTATATGAGGGGTCACTATATGCACTAATCGTCATGCTATTCAGTAGATTTCTGTATGATGCTTGGATGTTAAGGGTCTTGCCTATATTATAAAACGGGCGAACGTTAATAATAAAATTCTCCCGGTCAAATTCAAAAATACAATCAAATGCTTTGGAAATATCCTGAGTTAGCGTTGCATACAAATTTTGACTTTCTATTGAAATTACCCGTCCCCTAAGACTCCGTAATTCAATATCTACCTCACCAAATTTCCACTTTCTGAGATAATATTTTTCTAAGAGATTCAAAATCCCATACCCGAAATAATTATCAGACTCAGGATCGTCAGACGCATTTTGGATATAAAGTTGGATGTTTCTCATTGGAACACCCATCGGGTTTAGATTCTCGTCAAAAAATTCATATGATAGTTCATCTCCCGTGTTAACATAGAAATTGACAACATCAACGTCTTGCAGTTGAATTTCATACCCCTGAGCCTTGAATGTCTTATATGTATGACCATGCTTGTCCATTGTTTCTTTCGGAGTTTCTGTTATTCTAAACCATCCAATATCAGGAACATACAGTTCCATATATTGCAGAATAGCATCATATTTACTAGATAAAACTCCATCTATATACTTATCAACAGAAACGTCCAGTTCCCATATATCATTGAATTTTGGAGTGAATTTAGCAGATGTGATCCCATCTAAGGGGCCAAGCATACCATTGTTGGGTTTGGAAATATATATCTCTTTTGCCCGTGCTTGTTCGTTCTTAAAAATAAACATTATACGCCCACCATCCTTATATAGTTGCATTTAAAATAACCAGTACAGTCTCCCGTTACCGTTATATTATTGATGCCATGTTTCAACCGTATCCAAGTAAGATTAAAATCGTCAGAAAAATTAAAATCATCAATTAAATCAACAATAGTTAGATTCTTATTATTGATAGTTAACGTGTTCCCATTTAGTGCTGATAATTCCATAACCTCTCCGGGATAAGCATCATTTTCTATTTTAATGACGCCGGTTGCTTTAGGAATTATTACCATAACAGGATAATAGTCACGTTCATTATCGTCGGATGTATTATCTATTAAAATCGTATCTCCCCCGTCAAATTCATAGATCTTATCCTTAGAAGTTCCATACGGAGCATTACACTCAAACTCAAAACAAAGGGCATTAATGTCACCAGTAAATACCTTTTCCTTAGAAATAGTAAATTTTGCAAAGAATTCAATATCATCATATAATCCGGTTCCATCATTAATTTCCAGCAGACGATACCCCATTGGACTGAGGAGCCATGAGCGAATTTTTCTTGCTTCTTCTCCGCTAAATGGAGCGCCATTACATTTTACGATTTCAACGCTTGCTGTGAGCGGGGTTGAATATTTATCAGCGTAGTAGTTCGTGATATCCCTCCACGGATTTAACTCACCCTTTAGTGCTTCCTTTTGTTGGGTAAATCTATCTTCAATGGAGCCGAATTTACATAGAACGATATTCCCAAACGAAGCGGAAGATATACCATTATAGGTAAAGCTTCCAAATATAGCCATTTTACCACCACCTTTACATTTAGGAGAGCGGATTTCCCCGCTCTCCAATTAATTATTTATAACCGAGATTTCTTGCTTTTCCCTTGAGCATATCTATGGTATGATCCGCAGCCATTTCTAAAAATCTATTAAGTTCTGGCAAATCGTCTTTATTTCTATACTCAACATTTCCTATCAGGTTGCCTATTTGCACACTTAAAGCTGGTTGAGAATTCAAGTCTGAATAATTTGGCAGAGCATTAGATAAATTCTTCAGAATAAAAGAAGAGGGGTCTTTAGACATATCCCATAATTGCATCGTTTGAGGGTTTGTAAATACCGTGTCCCCCTTATTTAGCGGAGTAACAAGCCCCTCGCTGCCGATTATAGCTTCTAATCCTTCTTCTTGTGTCCGGTAAACTCCGGTTTTTGGAACTCGAATCGTTCCTTTCGCATAGCCCTTTAGTTTCTTGAACTCATCTGAATATAATAGCGCATCAACAACATAAGAACGAGGTTTACCGCTATTTAGTGAAGATAAAAATGACGATAGTCCTCCTGGATCAGGGGCTCTATTTAGAATCTTGTTATACAAAGCAGTTATATAATCTTGATTGGACTTGCCAGAATATTTATTTTGGAATTCTGCCGAGGTATAGAATGACCTCTCAACTTCCTTTTTTGACATTCCTTTCTGCATAGCCTGTAGCCAAGAAATTAGTCCAGCAGAATCGGGGCTGCGGCCTAAAACATTCTTATATAGCCCGGACACAAATTCGCTCGACTTACTCCAGAATTCATCAGTCATTCGCATTGCTGATTCAATATCAGACAAAGATGAACCGCTGTTCAGAGCATTCATCCAATGTTGTAACCCCGCAGAATCGGCATCACGCCCAAGAACATTTTTATAAAGACTCTTAATTTTGTACTCACTCGAATTCAGAATTTCCGATTTTACTTGATCCAGTGTTGTCCCTGAATCCATCTTACTTAGAAAATGCTGCAACCCGGATGAATCGGCATCTCTCCCCAGAAGAGAAGAGTATAACTGCCGAATGCTTGACTCATTAGATGATGTCGTACTAACCGGAGCGGTATCTATTCCAGATGATACTCCTGAAATCTTATTTACCGCATCATAATAATTTTTAGCAGCTGCCGTACCAGATTTCCATGGGTTAGTGATGCTATCC